CCGGACGTGGTACGTCAGGGGAACAGTCAAAGTCGGCGAGCGAAAAACGTCAGTCTATGACAGCAGCGGCCTTCATCTCGAAAAAGAAGCCGAGATTTTCAGGGCGCGCCTCGAAAGCCGCCTGATCGACGAGCTTCTTTACGGCGAGAAACAGGTCAAGACCTTTCAGGACGCCATGATCAGCTATGGCGAGTCCGGCGGATCGCCGCGGTTCATGGCGCAGCTAAACGGAAAGTTTGGTCCGCGTCGGTTGTGCGACATCACGCAGTCCGAGCTTGACGCAGCGGCCCATGAGCTATTCCCGAACACGCTTCCTCTAACCCGCAACCGGCAGTGCCACGCGCCCTTTATCGCGGTGTGGAACCATGCCGTCCGCAACGGTTGGGCAGAGCTTCGGAAGTGGCAGCGGCCGCGGAAGGAAAAGGGGACCAACGTCGTCCACAAGCCGACGAACCGCAGCGGCAGTGCGCCGACGTCTTATGACACGGCCGCCAGGTTCGTCGCCAGCATGAGCCCCGCGCCGGCGATGGTGATGACCGCCCTATTCTATACGGGAATGCGCCCGATCGAGCTATTCACGCTGCAGGCCGGCGACGTCAACGTCGATAAGCGGTGGCTTGTCGTGACCGCGTCCAAGACCGGCGAGCCCCGCGGCGTGCCGATCCATGACTTCCTTGTCCCGCTGCTCGATGCGCTGCTAAAGCGCCCGGCCCTGGCGGACGGTGACCGGCTTTTCCGCACCCACAAGGGCGAGCCCTATCCGGCCGGCATGGAATACGGTGGCGGCATCGCTGGCGCCGTCATAGGGGCGCGCAAGCGATCGGGGATCAAAGGCGTCAGCGCCTACACCGGCCGGCATACCGTCTCGACGCAGTTGGTCGTCAACGGAATTCACCCCTACGTCAAAGATCAGATTCTAGGGCACGTCGCCGACGACATGTCGCGCCGGTATACCAACATTCCGCAGGCGCCCTTGATCGAAGCGATCAACAGCCTGCCGGTTCCCGATGTCTGGCGCGCCCTGCCCTGGCACGCGGACCCGCTCGCGTGGTCGCGCAAGCTGGTCGAATGGGGCGACCCGGCGAAGCGTCTCGAAAGGAAAGTGGCGTGATGGCGGGTTTGTCCGCGGGCGTCGCCCGGCTGTTCTGCAATGCGCTTCGCGTCATGGGCGGCTCCGGCCGCCCATCTTGCGTTTCGGCTGACCTGATTTCAGCGACCGCCGGCCTGGGCGGTGACGACGCGATCGACGACGGCCTGCAGTCATGGCGCGACGATGCGGCCGCATTTCAAAGTCAGCGATATTTCGAAGATGCCATTTGCGCGGCGTCGCTGCGGATGGTAGCCGCCAGGATCGCCGGCAACGTCTCCGAATGCGCGCGAGCGCAAGGCGACATGTGGGGGACGGTCCTGCAGTGGCGACAAAAGCAGGCTGACGAATACGGGCTCGAGCAGAGCGCCATAGCGGCTGCCGCCATCGCCGACAAAGCGAAAAGCTCCGTCTACTTCATAGGAGACAACGCCGGCCATATCAAAATCGGCAAGGCCGTATCGCCCATTCGCCGTCTATCCGACCTGCAGTGCGGCCAGGCTCGACCCCTAACCCTTATCGCGACGATGCCCGGCGGACATGCCGTCGAGCGGCGCCTGCATCGCAAATTCAAAAAGCACAGGGTCGGCGGCGAGTGGTTCGCTGACTGCCCTGAAATACAAGCGTTCATCGTCGAGCGCGCTAACGATAATAGTGCACTAGATCAACAGTGCTCCACTCTTGATCAATGACAGTTTCCGTGCAGCCCAAAAAAAACACAAACAAGAACAAAACCGTAGACCCGTAAGCGACACCATTGGTAATGGAGAGGTCGAGAGTTCAATCCTCTCTCGCAGCACCATTTTCCCCAACAAAATCAATTACTTGGAAATGGCGCGCGCGAAAGCGCGCAAAAGCGCATGTGCCAAAAAGCGGAACGAAGCGCGAAGATCGGTGCAATCTCGCGCAAAATCCGTGCAGGTCTGTTCGCGGGCTGTTCCTGCCTGGCGCTAGCGCCGCTAGTTTAGCTTGACAAGGAATCGTTGTGGCGCGATAAGGGGTCATCATCCGAGGGAGACGGACATGACCGACGAGACAAAGCACACGCCGGGGCCTTGGTTAAACGATGGTCGCGGAACCCTGCGCGGTAAGGGCGGGCGACCTGTAGTCGTCAAGGGCATGACGGCCGCCATGCTAACCACTGGCGGCGACCATCTCGAAGAAGAAGCAAACGCCGCCGTCATGATGGCGGGCGCTGATTTGCTGGCGGCGCTGCGCGACGCGCCCGACATGGCGGCATTTTGGTCAGGCGATGAATTGCGCCCGACCTTTGACCGAACCGGCTACACGATCGCTTATAGCCGGTGGACGGCCGTGCGCGACGCCGCCATCGCCAAAGCGGAGGGCAGGTCATGAGCGAGGAAAACAACGACCTCCGCATAAGCAGCGCCGACGAGGCGTTTCGGTTCTGGCTTTACGGTACTGGCGTGGTTCGGCACTGCCTGGCCGAGGCCGAGGCCGGCGAATATCACGGCACTATGGAAGGATTGAGCGCCAGCGAACGCGAAATATGGCTGCGGGCCGAAGTGGAGGCTTACCGTCATGCGCTATCGATGATGGGCGTCGCCGACCGGGATCGCGAGCTTATCCAATCCCTCGCCTAAGCCCCAAACGCAGAAAAGCCCCGGCGCCCAATGAATGGGGCCGGGGCTTTTGCTTGTGGGTGTCAGCGCGACGGCCGGAACGGCTTGTCGCGGATATAGGCCGAGACGTCGAGCCCGTTGGCCTTGGCGGCGTCATAGACCGCCGGCGACAGGAACAGCTTGCCCCGCATGAGGCCGCGCAGATGGTCGATCGCCATCCGCTTGCCGAGGGCCTCGACCTGCGCGTCGGTGATCATGAGCGGGGCTCGCGCCAACCGGCATATTCGCCAGGAAACGGATTAACGCTAATGAACCCGTCGCCCTGAGTAAACCGCTCGAGCTTACGACGTGCGATCAGCATCACGACAGCGTAAGGCAGATATCTGACCCATCGGCTAAACATCACGCCGGCCTCCCCGTGGTGATCGCCATCAGCCGCTCGATCGCGTAGCGGGCGCCGGCCGCCAGGACGTTCAAGGGCACTTCGTAATCCTTGACCTTGCCTTCCGAAACGACGCTCATGACGGCGGCGTCACCGCGCATCCAAAACGTCACAAGGTCGGCCTTCACCGGCGGCGGGTATCGGTCGGCCGGCGGGGTTGACGGCTCTACGGCGGCGGCCATCAGGTAATCGCCAGGCCGCTCGTCGGGCGACTGCACGCCGCCCACGGGCTCGGCGACAGCGACGCCGCCGGCGTTGTCGTTCACCGGCTTGACGCCAGCCCACGACGTCACCCGATAGACGCTGTTTCGGGTCGTGACGATGTCGCCGTCGACGCTGACGATTTCGCTGGTCGACACGCGCTCGCCGTCGAGGAACCGGCCGCGGGTATCGCCGTAGATGTCTCCTGAAAGATGGTCATAGGGTCGCCACGGGCTGTCGGCCCGGCGGGTCACGTTGCGAAGCACGGCGGTAACGGGCTTCCGGTCGACGAACTGAAGCTGCGGAAATTCGGTGATCATGAGCGGGCCTCAATCTCGTCGAGCTTGATTCGGGCTTGGGCGACAGTCATTCGCGACCGCTGCACGGTCCCGCTCGATCGCGCGATCACAGCGCAAAATCCCATGATTGCGCCGATCCATTGCAGCGCCGTGCTGTCGAGAAAAACGCCGATGGCGACGAGACCGGCAATGGTGGCGAACGTTCCCGCATCGTGCGCCCATGACTGTAGAATAGTTTCGTGAACAAGGATCACGGTATCGGTTTTGTCGGCTGTCATGCCGCGGCCCTCCCGGCTGCTTGGTTGTCGTTGTCTGCGTCGAGCATGGCCACGCGCACGCGGGAATGCTCGCCGAAGTCGCGGTGATAGGTGATCGTCTGCAGGGACCGGCCCGACAGGTAGCCGGCGCCGTAGTGCCAGGAGTCCGGCGGGATAGGCGCCTGATGCGACTCGAGCGCAACGCCGCCGATCTCGTCGCCGATCTTGGACTTGTGGTGGACGTGGAACCCGTGCCCGTAGCGATAGAGCGTTGCGCCCCACATGGCCGCGCGCCGCTGCGCCATGATCTGCGGCAGGTCGACGAGCTTGGCCTCGTGCCCGTGCGTCGCGGCGAGCATGACCTTGCCGAACTGATGATAGAAGAAGATCGACTGATCCAAATCCACCGTCACGCGCGGATCGAACCGATACCAGGCATGCAGGAACCACGCGATGCCTGGTGCCGTCTCCTTGTCGTGGTTGCCCTTGAGGTTGCGGACAAGCACGCGGCCATGCTTACGCAGCGCGGCGTCGATCGTGCGAACCATCAGCGCGCCGGCGGTCTCGACGACTTTTTGGTGACGTCCGTCGACGTCGAGTTGGTTCGACGACCTCTCCGTCCGGTTGTTGTTGTTGTCGGCGTGCGTCAGGTCACCGCCGCCAAGGACGATGGCGGTCGCACTAGGCGGTGCACTGCCGATGGCGTCTTCGATGCCGGCGCCGATTTTGGCCTCGGCGATCTTCAAGTCCCAATTGGTGTCGGTCTCGCGCGCCCATGCAAACATGCCGATGTGCCAGTCGTTGCACGGGATCAGCGTAAGCAGGCTTTCGTTTGCCGCGGCCGGCGCAGCGATCGGCGCGGCGGCGGGCTGGTAGTCGGAGAAAGCTGCTTTCAGCGTCTCGGCAATGTCGACCGCGCGTGCGGCAGCCGGCCCGGTCTTCACCCATTTGACGACCTCGCGCCCATCGGGATCGAGCAGCGCCGAGACGCCCTTGACCTCCTGCCCCGCCGGCATTTCGAAAACGTCACCGGCTTGCTTGGTCTGTTTGATCCATGCGTCGCCCTGGCGCGAAGCAACGCTCTTGATCGCATAGCCTTCCATTACTGGCGTCAGACCCATCAGCCCACGCTCTGCAGCGGCCCGTAGACGGCGCTGCAGAGTTTCGCGGGCGATGCCAAGGGCGATCGCTGTTTTGGTCTGTACGCGCCCCTCTGCCTCGTAGGCGGCGACCGTGGCGGCGAGGACGTCGTCAGGCGTGCGGGTTGCTGTCATGGGTGCTCCAAGGCAAAAAAATAGGCCGCCACCCGACAAGGGCGGCGGCGACAGGGGCTCAACGGCCCATTAGCATGCAGATTGCGCTTGCCGGCACGACGTAGGAGACGGGGACGAGCGATCCGGAAAAGCCGGACGGAACGACCATCAACCCGACCGTGATGCCCGTGACCTTTTCGTCGGTGTCATAGACCGGCCCGCCGGACATGCCTGGCGCCACCGTGCCGTCGTAAACGACGACCGACTGCCAAGGCCCGAACTTCCGCGCCTTGCCGGACACATGGCCGTATGTCGACACGAACTCGAGCGACCCGGGGTTTCCGTCCGAGCGCAGGCTTTGACCAGGCTTGGGCTCGGCACAGGTCATTTTGCTCGCCTTCATGGCGGGCGGCGCGTCACCGTCGAGGCGCAGAAGCTCGACGTCATGCGCCTTATTGACCCATAGCAGCGTCGCGGTTCGGATCGCGCCGTCGTCGGTTTTGATCGTCGCCGTCTCGACGCCGTCGACCACATGGGCCGCGGTCACGATGAACCGATTCCCGTAGTGAAAACCAGACCCGTGCCCGCTGCCGGCAAGCACCTTGACGACGGCGCTCGGCTGCGGCCTGGGCGTGAGATGCGGCGGCGTCGAGCAGGCGGAAAGCGCAAGCGTCAGCGCTCCCGCGATAAGCAGGCTTCGCATGTGGGCGGCTCCGGTTTGGAGTTGGCGCGACGCGTCTGCGCGCTACAAACCGGAAATTAGCGATTCCTAATGTTGCTTGTCAAGCATTGTTAGTCTGCCTTTGGACTCCGTCGTGTCGTTGACGGATGCCCCTCGATAAACCGGTCGAGCCGGTCGCTAACGTGCTTAACCTGGCCGCCGATCGCCTCGATCGCGCCCATGATCCTGTCTGTCTGTTCACGGAGACCGGCCTTCGACACATAGGTCTCAGCGACGTGGAGTTTATGCTCGTGAAGATGCGCGGCGGTTAGCTCCGCACGCGCGGCGACCGCGCTAATCGCGATCGCCATATCGGTCTTCAAAGCTCGCATGCTCGACTCGACCCGAAACCACGCCGCCGCCGCGGCGGAACAGACCAAAATGACAAAGCCGACTAACTCGGCGGTAATGGTCATCGGCCGTTCCCCTTTGCAACGATAGCAGCGGCAGTCGCCGCTGCCGCGGGAAGCGCCGCGCTGGCAGTCGTGGCCATAGTCCGCATGGCATCGCCGTTGCGAGACGAGGAAGCAGTCGTGCCGAACCAAAATCCATTGACCCGCGCAAACTCGGCGGACAGCGCACCGAAAAGGATCATGACGATATTGGAATCGGGAACCTGTTTGAACATCAGAGCGCCGATCAAAGCGATAAAGGCGCCGGTGATGACGTAGGTCTGAACTTGCGGAACAAGAGCCTGCGCCGATTGGGCCTGCACGTTCGCCGCGTTCATAGCGCGCGCGTTCTGCGCGTCGGCGATCTCGGCATTCAACTTCGCCAGGAAGCCGGCCTCAACCTGCTTGACCACGGCAGCAGCCTTTTCGGGGTCGGCGGCGATAGCGTCCTTGACGGCGTCGGGCGTCGGGTCTGTTCCGAGCGCCGTCGCAAGGGCGCCGATGGCAACGTTTAGGATCGCGCCGGCGGGGCCGCCGAGCACGGTCGCGAGGACCGGGGCTCCCGCCTTGAGCAGTTGCCCGATCAGGTCGGTTGGATTCATGTCGGGGCTTTCTTGGAAAGGGCCTCGACGAACGCGGCGGCGAACCGCGACCAAAAGCCGGCCTGTGGTGCAGGGGCGGTCGCGGGCGGCGTCGGGGCGATCGGGGCGGGGTTGGTCGCCGGCACGGGCGCGACGGGCTTGGCGGGCGCCGGTGGCGCCGTTACTGGCGGAAGCGGTGCGGTGGTAGTTGGCGGCGTTGCTTTGCCCGGCCAGGTGGCGGGCCAGCCTGCCCATTTGCCGGCCTTCAGCTTGGCGCATTCGGCTTTCATGCGGGCCGCATAGGCTCCGCCGAGGCCGCCGCCGTTATAGGTCGTCTCGATCTGCGCGAAGTTTTCGGCCTTGAGCGCGGGCCGAAGGCCGTTCTTGACGAGGAATTCGCCGAACGCGCCAAGCTGATTGGCCTCTGAATCGACGAAGGCATCAAACATGGCCCTGGCGGACCCGAAACCGCAGGTCACGGCGTTAAAGCCCATGATCTGAAACTTGCCGACGCTGATAGCCTCGAAGGCCGCGTCGGGATCATATTCGATCATCCGCGTCAGGAAGTCGTAACGTGGCCCCGGCAAATTGGTCATACGCTTGTAATGGCCAGATGCCTTCGTCTCTGCGTATGTCTTGAAAGCGAGCCCGGTCTTGAGTGCGCCGGCCCGCTTGGCCACGGGAAGCGCCGAATAGAATTTGTGGGGCTCTGGCAGAATTTTGATACGGCCATCGTCGAACCAACCGAACCCGCTGGACTCGACGACTGCAATCGCCTCGAGCGTTGCCGGGTGACAGCCAAGGCCCGTCGCCAGCGCGGCCATGTCGTCATTCGTGATCGCGGCAGCGCGACCTTGTCCTAGCATCATGCGAGGCTCCATAAAAAAAGCCGCCCGGTGAGGGGCGGCTTTTATGCTTGCTAAAAATACGCGTCAGTCGAATGCAGCGTTAACTTCTTCGACGGTTGTGATAGCGCCTGACCCAATCGCGTCGAATAATTCAGCCTCGATCGCAAAACACGCTTGAACATGCGCCCCGACGGCTAATGCCACAGCCTTCACCGCTTCGGCATTAAGCGTAGCGAACCCGGCCAGGTCCTTAAATCGGATAACCGATTCAGGAGATTGGGAAAGATAGGCGTGCGCGCCAGCGATCATGGCTTGACTGCCGCGATCTGTGGCCACCGACATACCACCGACATCGATTCCGGCAATTTCCTTTCGCCATCTCGCGTCGGCGGCGGCCGCGACCAAATCGGCCCTGCCCCTATCGACTGCAGCCCGCTCAATTGCTGACCACTTTGGCTTCGCTCGGCTGTCGAGCCATTCGAGATTATCGTAATCCGCCTTTCCGTTTCCGGTCAGGCTTCCACGATAATCAGCAGACGGGACTAGCTGATCGATGATTAATGCGATGTCCATGACGGTCCTCAATCAAGCTTACTGGCGCGAAAAATGGCATAGGTTTCGACGCCGTTGTTCGCTCCGAGCCCGTAATCGGAGGCAACCCCAAAGCCGATTCCAGCAATCGACGTACTGATAGCGACGTGCTGAAGTTCGAAAGTTTTGGTTGCCGCTAGCGTCATGGTACAGACCAGTTGCGATCGCGTCTGAACCTGATCGCCGGTCCCCGGTGCGGTGACCTGTTCAGTCGTGCCGTGGGCGATGACACTGCTGTCGGTGATGTTGTAAAGGCGAGTTTTGTGCCCGTCGCAGGCCAGAGCCGGGGCGGATGCCTCGATGAGCCACTTTCCAGCGGGCAGCGTGACGCGGTTCGAGGCTAACGTAATGCCAGACCCAACTAGGCCCGCGGGATCAGATACCACGGTATTGAGGTCGCGCGTGCGCCACGCGCCTGCCGTGAACGTCCCCCCCGAAGTTCCTGCTGTTTTTTGATCAGCAACGATTACGAATTTCTGCAGTTGGTCAGCGACGACAGACCTATTATCGCTTGGTAGGCTGGACAGAATGCGAATATTCGTGCCGTCGTCGATGGTCGCATAAATGCGACCAATTAGGACGTCGCCGATTGCCAGGTCCGTCCCATCGGACCGCTTAACCGGCCGTGTTGCGAGTCCGCTGACGGCCGCAGTGACCGCCGCCGCTGTATTGGTCGCCGGCGCCTTGATGTTGAGAACCCGACCCGCCGCATACGCCGGGACATTCTGCGGCAGTGCGACGACCCACGCATTTGCGGTGCCCGTAGCGACGGCGTAATTCAGCGCGCCGGACTGGACGGCCTGCGCGACCTGCGTCAGGTCCGCCTCGTCTGGCGCGAGACCCGACTTAGTGATGAGCGCGATTAGCTCGCGCTGGTGATGCTCGATCGCTTTGGGCGGAACCTTTGAGCCCGCGATACCGGCGCCAGGGTTGGCGCCGACATAAGGATCATTGGCAGCGCCGCCGGTCGGGGGCTGGTAAAGCATGAAAAAAGCTCCGAAACGAAAAAGGCCCGCGGCGAATGCCGACGGGCCAAATGTGGGGTCAATGCCTAAGCACTAAGCGTAAGCAAAAATCAGCGTGGTATGTGCAGGAGCACTTCGTCGGAAAATACACTCAAGGTCTGTTGGGATTAGGAATCCCTCAAGCGGCGTTTCATCGCAGACCCCTTCGTCTGGACGAAAGAACGTGAGCGTATCGCCAACGAATGAGACGACCCAGGTGTCGTGAATATTTAGGTCCGAAACTTCATCATCACCGTCACACACACACAAATCGCAAATAAACTGTGAGGGCTCCGTAATCGTAATATCGTATCCTAACGATATCGCTAGGCAATAATAATAGGAAAGACTCGACCCGCCGACTGACGAATATTTCGAGCGGATTGAATTAATCCGTCCGAGCGTACCGGACGCAGGCGATAAGCATGGATCGGGGAGCGCATATTCGTTTTCCCAATCAGTCAGGGTCGTTGAGATAGCGGACGGGAACGACTGCACGGCAAGTCGAGAAGCTGAACCGTAGATATCAGCGGCATAGCCCGCCAATGCGGACCAGAACTTACGCTGCACCGTGGATGCGCCTTGGCCGTCTCCGTATTCGTCAGTTCCCCACGCTGCCCCACGGGGCGCTGCGGCGATGACCTGCGACGTCAAGGCGTCTGCGGTAGGCGCAGAAAGCGCATCCTCGACGCTGGGAGGGGATTGCGCTAATAGGGCGCAGGGCCAACCAGACGGTACGTTTGACCCCCACCCAAGCAGCGCAAATCGATAATCTGTATTATCGAAGGTTGGGAGAGAAGCGTCAAAACGAAACATATTACTTTTCCTTATGCGAACGCGCGTAAAATAAGCTTGAAATTCGCATTAGTAAGAGTCGTAATGGCGCCAGTTGTTGGATTTAAGCCTGTAAAAACGACCGGTTCAGAGCCAAACCGTACATTTAGATTGGTAGCATCGAATATAACTGAAACCCCCCGATTATCGGGCTGCATTACGGTATGATGAACTGAGAATTCTTGGCCGCTAATATAACCAGACTCAGACGTTATACATACCAATGATGCTACAACAAATTTGGGTGAGACGCCCATGCCGTGTGGCAGCGTCAGTAAACCGCCTGACGTTATTACTTGCTGAGGGCTCGTGTAGGACTTAACAATTCCGGGTGCGGCAACCGCACTCACGACGGCTTGAACGAACGCCGTAGTTGCAGCTTGGTTCGAGTTGTCGGTCGTGCCCGCGACGGCGGGAACCGCGACGGTGCCCGTGAATGTGGGCGAGGCGAGTGGCGCCTTGGCCGCGAGAAGCGTCGTCATGGTCGAGGCGAAGCTGGCGTCGCTCGCGAGCGCGGTAGCCAACTCGGCCAGGGTATCGAGCGCGCCCGGTGCGCCGCCGATAAGCGCGTCGATCGCCGCCTTGAGTGCGGCCATGGTCGCAATCTGCGTCGTATTCGTTCCGAGGGCCGCGGTCGGTGCGGTCGGTGTTCCTGTCAGCGCCGGGGATGCGAGCGGGGCCTTGGCAGCAAGTGCCGCCGTCGTCGCGGCGCCGTCAGCCTTGGTGGCTAAAAGCTCGGCGAAGTTGGCGTTGATCTTAATTCCCGCGGTACGGGCCGGATCGCCTGTGCCGTCGTCAGGGGACACGCCAACGTCGATTGTCTGAATAGTCAATTTTTCAGCCCTTATATAAAGGTGATGGTCCCAAGAACCGGGATTTGCGGGGCCGTGTTAAGAGTTACATTTGAGGCTGGAGAGGTAAGCGAGTGGCTGACTTCACCTGATGCTCGGGAAATGGCTTCACTGATCCATTCCCGATAAAAGACTGTGCTGCGCGATGGCGTGGCCGGTGTCGCCTTTTCAGCGAACACGGAAGCAAGCTCCGCAGCGATCGCGCCGCGTGTGGCCGGCGTGTCAGGCGTCAGACCGGCAATGATAACGTTGACCGCCACGGGAACCGGCGCGACCGCAGTGACGCGCGCGGTGATCGGACGGCGAACGGGGTCTGAAATGTAAGCCTGAACTGCAGCGACGTCGCCGACAGTCGGGATGCCGCCGGCCCGGTCGCTACGCAGAAACGCGACCCAAACCTGACGCGTGTCGTTGACGAAGCTATCGACGAAAACGCGGGAAATGGCCCCGTCGGACTCGCGCGTCCAAGCTGCCCAATCGACGGCCGAGCCCCCCTGCGGGGGGTTACGCTTGCGAGCAAGCACACGGTCGCGAAACGCCTCTTTCGCTTCACGCTCTGATCCACCGCCAAGGCCGCCGGTTGAAACGGTGGCGGTGGCGCCAAGGCCGATCGCCCCGCCGTCGTCAACGAGCGTCAGGACGGCGGCCTCCCCCGTATTGCCGGCCTCGCCTGGCGTAACGGCCTCGAATTGAATATCGCTTCCGCCAGACGCACCGATTGCAGACGAGCGCGTCCGAAAGATCGCGCCGTCGTCGCGGTTGTAGGTCACGCCGGACGGAATAACGACGCCGTCGGGCGCGGTGACTGTGACCGGGCCGATCGCGCGCGTCGCGGCGATACGGGACAGACCAAGCTCGAAACCATGCCGATCGAGCCATTCGTCATCGGCCGTCGACGCAAACATTTGCCGCGAAAGCCAAGCAAGGCGCAGATGAATCTCAAAGCCGATCGCGGCGAGAACCTTTGCTACGACGGTGAATGTGTTGGGCCAGATAGCGACGACGGCGCCGGGGATCGACTGAGTGAAAAGCGCCCTGGCGCGCGCGGAAAGATCGGCTAGGCGCGGGACTTCATACGGCACGGCCATTGCTCCACAAAATGTCGAAGCGATCGGAAAACCGCTTGCCGCCGTCGCGGCCGTAAATGTCGACTGTCAGGCGCATGAGATTGTCGCCGGCCATCGGCACGGCGGACACGTCGATGCGGGACGCGGCGCCCTGCTTAATCAGGGGCTCGAGCGCGCGGCGGCACTCGTCGTCGAACTTGCGCGCGACGGTGTCGGTCAGCGCCTCCCGGCGGTAAAGCCAAAGACGCGAGCCCAAGGCCGCTTCGCCGTCAGCAGTGTCGACGTCAAAGCCGTCGCCGATCCATCCGCGCTTATCCGTCTCGTCGGCCCGCAGCATTTCGCTGTCTGTGCCGCGCGCGTCCGTGAAAAGCAGCATGACGACGGCGGTCGCGATCGGGTCTTGCGCGGTCAGGCCGGCCGATGCTGAGACCTCAAAATCCCCGCGTTCGCCGGTCCAGATGATGTCGAACGGCAGGACTTGAACGCCTGCCGATTCAAGCGTGGTGATCGTCAGCATTGGGGAACCTTGCTAGCTCGCCGCCGTGACGTTCGGGCTTGGCCCGGCCTGCGTCATGACCGGCGACTGAGTGGAGCCGGACGGGCCGAGTTTGATGTCGGCGCCCTCAAGGCGCAGCGTTCCGGTGACCTCGATTGTCAGGTCGCCGACGGTGATCTTTGCGGGTCCACCGCCGGGGCCAGGCGTCAACTTGACGCCGCTGCTCGTCATTTCGATCGGCCGGCCGGCGGCATTCAGTTTGATGCCGTCGCCGCCAAACATGCGGATAATGTTGCCGCTCGCATCATAAAGGACGGTCTGACCTGGCGGGACGTTGCGCGGCCGCAGCCCGGCAACCTCGCCGCCGATGACGACCGCAAGATCGCGCTCGCCGCCCAACGGAATGCCGATGCCGTGCGCGCCCTTGGGCGGGCTGGAAAATAGGCCGTGCGATTGGACCCGGTGGACGTTCGTTAATTCCTCGCCGGCGGTTCCGTAGCCCTTGACGCGCTGCGTCTCGCCGCTGTCGTCGACGTCGCCGAATTCGAACCGAAAGGATGACATCAATAAGCATCCGATCCGAATTTCTGATCTTGACCAGAAAGATTTCCATCAGTTTCCGGCGCCGAATAGGCTTTGTCCGACTTGCCTTTGGGGTCTTTGCCGCCGAGCGCGCGCGGGTCGCAGAACTCAAGCTCGGCAACGGTGCCGTCCTTGATCGTCTGCTTAAATGTGACCGTGGAAAGCGTCATGTCTTGGTCAAGCCGCTCGGACGGAAAATAGATCGCCATCAGGCGGCCCGGTTCCCAAAGCTTGCCCGAACTATCGCGCCAGCCGAATACGGTAACGGATACCGAACACGACTCGCCGCTGCGCCGGGACGACTCCCATTTGGCGCGCTTCCTTAGCTTTTCGTCATCCGCATCGCCTTCGACGAACAGAATAACTGGCCGGTAGCGCCCGACAGACGAGTCGTATTCTTGGACTTCCTGGCGCATGGACTTCTTGTCGACGCCGATAGCGCGCTGACCGCGCGCGACGACCGGCGACCGCTTGTCCTTGGCGGTGAATTGGACCTTGAACGACTTGATTGGCGGCTGACCCTCGACCAAGGCGCCGGCGATGCGCTTTTCTCCCGCGCGCGTGATCTTGATCTTGCCGTCGGGCTCGCCCATCAGAAGCAAGCCGTCGCGCCTGGCGTACCGCTCGAGCGTGTCGAAAACCGTCTCGTTCGGGTTGCGCTGAATCTTGTCGATCGGCTTCAGCGGGACGTCTGCGGTGAAGCCGACGCCGAATTCGTCGAATTCCTTCGCCGCATCCAAAAGCGTCTTTTTCTCAACCCGCCCCGTCTTGTGCTTGGCAGGCGGGCAGTCGACCGCATCCTGCGATTTGGATCGGCCTGACACGCGGACCTCATGCGATCCGCCCTCGCCGTGATCGCCGGCGTAGTCGTCAATATAGCCGTCGGCCATCAGGTCGGCGCCGGCGCGAACCTGCACCGCCGCGCCGAGCCGGAGGTTGAACGCGTCTTGCGTCCAACTCGGATTCGTCGCCTTCATCGCGAACGGGATCGACGCGTCCTTGGCCGATCGGGTGACGTTGATTTCCTGAAATCCGCGCAGCGCGGAGCCGCCGACCGTAAGGGTCACGTCCTCGGTTCGCATGGCGGCTCCTGAAATGAAAAAAGCCGCCCGAAGGCGGCTTTAGGTGGCGTCTGCCCTGTAACGGGTGATGGGTTCAGGCGGTGCGCTTAGGTGAGCCCCGGCGCTCTGCTACGTGAGCTAGAGATCGACCAGGCCGGCCCCCGGGAATTTCACCCTGCCCTCCGGGGCTCGCCTAAGCGTACCGTCTTGACTTAGCCGTAGAGACTACGCTCAGCCCTGGATCGCGCCTAGCTCACGCGCCAGATGCTTGCAGCCTTGACTTTCATCGTCGCCCCGCCTGCGGCCTGCCCATAGTCGAGGATGGTCGCGCGGAGGTATCGGGGAATGCCGTTGCCGCCCGCTATTGTCATATCCGGCGTCACGATGCGTGTCTGCGGTTGGCTGTCGGCGCCGATCCCCATTGCTCCGGTAAAGTCGAAATTCATCCCAATGGTGGTGCCCATGCTAGCCCCGGCCGTATCAAGTGACCCCAAAACGAGCGTAGGGGTGGCCCATGTTGAAGCCGCCTGGCCAGAGAACTCAACATCGACCATAGCGCGGAACACGTCTCCCGTTTGCGGCATGCGCTGGCAAACCCACACGACCGAGCCATCTGCAACGAGATCGCCTTCATTGGTCGGCCAAGTCGGCTGCGTGGCGCCCGTGGTCCCAGGCACGACAAGCTTATAGGTGTAGCCGTTGGCGACGGTCGGTCGGGTGCGGTAAGGGTATGTTCGCGCCGCTGATGCCGTCCACGCTTGGTCATAGCGACCGACCGCCAAAACGTCGTCGCCTCCGAAGCAGAAGCCCGCGCCGTCGCTGTTGGCAGCAAACGACGCGACAATCTGCGCTACGTCGCCCGTGGCCTTCGACGCCACGCCCGTTCCGGTGCTTCGACGGCGTGCCGTCCAGCCATTCGGACCGTTGCCCGTGATGCCCGTAGCGAGCGTCCAGCCGTTCGTCCCGCTCGCGTTATTACCGATGCCAGCCGGATTGCTGGCGTATTCCCTGAACGCCTGGTCGTTGGAATTGAGGGGAGCGGAGATCTTGACGAAAGAGCGGATCGCGTTGGCAAGCGCGACAGCCATTGCAGTTGCGCCGCGCGGGCTTGGATGGATCGCCGGGGCGCTGTCATAGGTGAAATTCGGATACGGCAGATTGCTGTTCGAAGCATCCGCCCAAGTGGCATAATAGTCCACGCAGACATCAATCAGCGGAGTCGTGCGGAGCCAAGCGTTGACCGTCTGAATGAAGGTGAGCAGGCCGCCCGAGCCCTGATCCGACCGGGGCGTGATTGTGCCCCACACGATCTTCTTGACGCCGCCATTGCGCAGGCGAGTGAAGATATCGGTGAGGTCTGAAATGGTCTGGGCTGCAGATATGCCGCGGCTAGGGTTATTTGTCCCAGCAAGACCGATGACAATCTCAGGGCTATAGGCCAGCACATCCGCATCAAGGCGTGCGAGCATCTGATCAGTGCCGTTGCCCGAGACGCCGGCATTGTTGAGCAGCCGCATAGGCCAGCCGAGGATGGCGTTGGCGACCGTCCAGTAGCCCCATGAATTGAATGCGGCATTATAGAACGGCAGCGCAACCCCCGTGTTCTGAGCCGTGATGCTGTCGCCGAAAAGCACGACAGTCGAATACAACCCAGCACCCGTGCTAAAGGTAAGCGGTCGCCCGGCCTGGCCGATGACGAAACCCGCACCGGCGGGACCAAAGCGCAGGACCATCGGATCAGCTTTTCATGACGGTGAAGGCGGACGCCGTAGCGGCGCGGACAAAGACCTTGTCGGTCGCGCCGAGGCCGGACGCGCTAAACTGACGCTCGTCACCGGAAAGGACCGCGCCCTTGAG